TAGAAAATATCGTAATATTTCCAATATTAACAATTTTACAAACTTCGCTAGATCTATTAATGCCGACTATTTTAACCTATACGAAAAGACTACTAGAAAGTTTCAGGAACGTATATACATAAAAAAAGGGGAGTAGAAACTCCCCTCGTCCTTTACTTAAACTATGCAATAAACCCCTCTTATGATAAAAATAGTTGCTTTTCGGCTTTTCTACGTCCTTGTAAGCCAGTATTAACTTTACCCCCAGCATTTACCCACCTATCAAATTGTTGCGCTACAATGTCCTTATTTGTGCCATTATTAAGCAATTTGAGTAGTGTACTACCAGCAAACGCATTTTCCCCTACATTATATGTAAAACTAGCTAAAGCTAGTAATTGATTGTCGGTTACTGGAACTCTAACATTTTGCATCACAAAATCGTATTTATCTTGTGCTTCTGCCAATAGCCAACGCTTTGCAGTTGCTTTATCAATAATATCAGTTTTAAGTACTGGACGCTTTGCGTCCCAGTTGTAACCGCTTCCATATCCTACGCTATATTGCATATAATCCCATACTGGAACTGCAATAAATCCTTCAAATTTTGATATGACATTAAATAGCCTATCACTAATTGCTCCAAAAGGCGTATTATTTAAAGCCGTAGCTATTTTTTTTCGTAGCATCATTAATACTATTGTAGTTATAACTATACCAGCTAATATTTTCTTATTCCTGGTCATAGTATTTTAATTATCTTTTTTGCTATCTGCTGCTGCATTACCTAGTAAAAATGTAGATAAACCAGCTATTGCTTGTGCAATAACTTGTATTTTACCAGTACCAGCTGTTGCGAAATAACCGCTAATTGCAGCTAATAAACCGAATATTGTTGTTTTACGATTTTTCATTCTTATTTTTTTTTGATTGATAAATATTGATAATAGTATAAATTGAACTTGCACCAGATAGTAAACCTAAAAATAAAGACGCATAAGCGTTTATTTGGTTAATACTTAATAGATAAGTACCTACACTAGCTATACTTCCACCTATACTATTATCATTGTGGCTCATACTAAACGATTTCAGCATCTATTGACGCTGGTTTTTGAATTTCTTTTACAATTATTTCAAATGCTTGTGCTACTGCTACCGCAGTATCTACATTTTGAAATAGACCGCCTTTAATGGCTTGGTCAATTACTTGTTTAATCAGTTCTAGGGCTTTTTGATTGTCCATTGTTTATATTTAAAGGTTAAAAAAAAGTAAAGTTAAATAAGTGTAACGCCTAATTCAGTTGCCGTCCACTGGTAAATATATTCATTTCCGTCTGGACTGGTATTATATGCTTCATAATCAAATCCACTTAAAGATAAATTATCAGCTTGTAATTGTTGACTTGTTGCGCTTAATAGTTGATAATAGATAGTAACGCTTGTATTGAAATTATCTTGACCAGTACAATTTAATATTGTTGCCGTTCCTAAATTTAGTGGAAATACCACTGGTTGAATATTTTTCATATTAATTATTTTTTATGTTGATGCTAAAACTTTATATGCTACGCCATTTACTTCAAATTGTATATATCCAGTTGCTAATAAAGCACCAGCTACATACGAACCACTTTTAAAAGTTTGAGCAGTACCACCACTTGGCGCTGCTGTTTTTAATGATGCAGATACTTGAAAATTACCGCCTATTGAACTTATTGTAGTTGTACTACTTCCAGCTGCATCAACAATACGAATAGAAGATTGATTTAATACTATTGCTGGTGCAACACTTGTCCTATCTAAATATAAATCAGTTGATGTTCTTAAATCAGTTGCTCTAGCTGTTCCATTTACTTCTAATTTATATCCAGCATCAGTAGTAGTTCCAATAAGAACATTTGCAGTATTTGTTGTTTTTAAAACTATTGTAGTACCATTCCATAATTCAACATTTTGCCAATAACTACCTTGCGCTAATCTTAATGTATTAGTAGTCCAAGTTAATGATTGAGCAGCGCCAGCCAAACCATAAGAATCAGTAGCATTTACTGCACCAGCCGATGATATACTAAATAATGATGTACCCGCATTAGTTCTAAAATCAAATGAAGTTCCGCTTGCTGGTAAATCAAATATTGTTCTAAACGAGCCAGTATTTTCAAACCATATTCTCCTTACGTCATTTACGTCTAATATTGTTCCATAGTTTGCAAATCCACTTAATTTTATTGCTGCACCAGTTATTCCAGTAGTAGCAATAACATTACCAACAAAACTACCAGCATTTGTAGTACTATTAAAACTTAATGCCGTACTACTTGTACCTAAATTAAAAATATCAAACGTATTAGCACCAGCGTTATATGTATTTCCAATGCGCCACTTACCTACACTATTATTTGAAAATGCCGTATAAGCGTTATTAGTAGTTAAACCATTTAATACTAATGCGTATGTTTGAGAAGTATGTATATCTAATTGACCGCCTGGAACTGAACCAACAGCTTGATTAATTCCTATTAAGCCGTTAGCGTCCGAAAATAATCTTGTATTTCCGCCGCCGTCAGCAAGTATAATATTACTTGTTAATGTTGCACTTAATGTTCCAGCATTTCCTAAAATTGTATTATTGCTACCAGTTGTAATTCCAATACCAGCACTAATACCAACAAAACTATTATTAGTTCCAGTACTTATATTAGAACCAGCATTAATCCCTATGGCTGTATTTTGTCCACCAGTAGTTGCGCTAGTTAATGCACTTGTACCAACGGCTGTATTACTACTAGCGGTAGTACTACCAATTAAAGCACTATTACCTAATGCAACATTATTACCACCAGTTGTATTACTACTTAATGAACCATAACCAATTCCAGTATTTCCAGCACCAGTACTATTTACTTGTAATGAAGCATAACCAATAGCTGTATTATTATTAGCCGTAGTATTTCCAGCTAATGATTGATAACCTATTGCCGTATTTGCAGTACCACTAGAATTTTGTGTTAATGAATTATATCCAACAGATACATTATTATTACCAGTTAAATTATTATTTAATGCTGCCCTACCTATTGCTGTATTTTGTGAACCAGTAGTGTTTAAATTTAAACTACTATAACCTATTGCTGTATTATCACTAGCCGTTGTATTTTGCGTCATTGAAGCATATCCAACAGCTGTATTATTAGCACCAGTAGTATTTAATTGTAATGCAGCAGCACCAACAGAAGTATTATTAGCACCAGTTGTATTTACTTGTAATGAATTAGCACCAATAGCTGTATTATAGTTACCAGTTGTATTTGTTTGCAATGAAAGAATACCAAAAGAACTATTTGATTGACCAGTAGTATTTGCAGCTAATGAGCTAATACCAACCGCAGTATTACTTATACCAGTTGTATTAGCAGCTAAACTATTATAACCAACAGCTGTATTACCACTAGCAGTGGTATTTGAACTTAAAGCACCACTACCAACAGCAGTATTTTGTAACCCAAAAGTATTTGCAGTTAATGATAATAAACCAATAGCAACATTATTAGCACCAGTTGTATTTAATTTTAATGATTCAAAACCAATAGCAGTATTAGAATTAGCAGTTGTATTTTCTTGTAATGCTGAATGACCAACGGCTGTATTTGCTCCACCAGTAGTATTAGACTGCAAAGCACCTAAACCAAAAGCAGCATTTTGATAACCAGTAGTATTAAAATTTAAAGCACTTAAACCAATAGCTATATTTGCTTGACCAGTAGTATTATTTAGCAAAGCACCTGTACCAATAGCTATATTATTACTACCAGTACCAGCACCATCATTAATAGCAATACCTTGTACTGATATGCCCAATGTAGTTGTATTTCCGTTTGTTGTAACTTGCTGTAATGTTCCAGTAGTACCAGCACCAGGATCGGCAACTTGCACCCACGCACTACCAGTATCACGATAGATACCGCTACTAGGCGTATCAGTATCTATAAATATGCGACCTGGAAAACCAAAAGCTGGACGAGTAGCTAGGCTACTAGCGTAAAACGCTGGCGTTTGTTTTTGATTTAAAATATCATAATCTACTTTAATGTTTGACATTATAAATAGTTTTTCTTAATAGTAACTAAATTGTTTGTACCAGCTCCACTAAATGTAGCTAAAAATTGCTTGTTTATTATTTCTCCAGCATTGCCGTCAATAGATAAACTTTGATTTTGTTGTAAAATCACGCTTTCTATTGTTACTTGATTAGTACCATAATTAATAAAAGTAATACTATTACAATTACTTGTTACAAATCCATTTTGGTCGTAAGTAATAAAATTTACATCAAATGGAATATATCCAGCTTTTATTTGAAAATTACTCATATTATTATTTTAAAGGTTAAAAAAGTTAGCAAGTGCTAGGAACTTTGTAATTATTACCAGCAATACTACCATAGTAAGTTTGATACGTATTAGGTGTAAATAAATCTGCATCTGGCACACGTTCACTTAAAAATTGACTAGGTACACTTGTAACGTCAATTATATCAGTATATGGACTTGTATTATTTAATACTGGTGGCATTACTGGATTTTTAATAACATTATCAGTAGATTTTTTTGCATACATTTTGTAAAGGAAATAATAAGCTACTCCTACACCTAACAATAACATTAAATTTTTATTTTTCATAGTTCTTTTTTTTAATCTTGATAATCTGGTACATTATAGTCGTCTGGTAAAAATTCGCCTTTATCAAGCGGTTCTACTATTACGCTACCTTTTCGTTTTTTTGGTATTGTAAATGAATACAAACCAATAACTAATAATATTAATAATATAGCATTTTGTTTTTTCACTTTTTTACACTTTTATATACTGCTGGGAATATTAACGCTACCGCTACTGCGCCAACTATCCAAGGCAAATATTTTTGTAAGTAATAATTTACTGCTCCTTTTTCCTCTATCTGCTTTGCAATATTTTCATCTTTAATCTTTGCTATAATATCATTCAGTCCAGGTAAACTTAAATTTGTATCGTGTTTTACATAATAAGGAACGCCATAAGCATTGTAAAATTGCCAATAAACTTCGCCATTACTTGTAACATACGAATACACTACACCTATCAGTCCGCCGTCATTAATTACTCTAGCTACTGCGCCACCTGGTACATTATATACATTCACTACGCCTTTTGCGTATAAACTTTTATTTATAACCCTATCTGCCGTAATTGTAGCCATTATAACATTATTAATAAACTTTGTAATTTGGTATTACTCATTGCATCTAATTTGCGTAAATGCTCTACGCTAACACCTTTTTTAATTAAACTATCTAATATTAATACCGCTTCATCAGTTACATTTCCAATACCAGCAACTCCACTCATAGGCTTACCATTTTGTAAGAAACCACCTACCATTCCAAGTAAGCCGCTAATTAAAGCCTCTTGTACTTGTGGATTGCTTAACATAGCATCAATACCAGTTTTTGGTTTTTCTTCAATTTCTTCAAATTCTTCACTAGCCGCTATTCTGCTTTCAAGCATATTTAACTTATCCATTATTTTTTCCATTGCGTAGCTATTGCCACCGCCACCGCCACCAGTATAAGCACCTACGCCGTAAACTGGTTGCTCTAATTCTGCTGGTCTAAATTTCAACATTGCGTGGCTTGGCGTGTTCATAGTTATATATCCCGTCTTATCCTTTTTAGGGTGTAAGATTAAAGCATATAACGTATTAACTCCGTTTTGTTCAAACGCTGATATATTTTCCTCTAATATGCGCCTAGCATTATCTACGCTATCCTCGTTGCACGAAAATAATAACTCCTTTTTTGTAGGACTGATAATTTCACAAACGGAATAGTAAGGACTGGTTGCATTTCTATCAAACCAGTCCATTACTCCGCTAGTTCCAGTTGTCATTGCCTTTTGAACTGCCATAAAAAACTATATTATAAATAATAATAAATTCCGAAACTATATGTTACACCAGTAGTAGCTAATGCCGCTGCTGTTGAAATGTAACTTTTTGTCCAACTAATATCAATATCATTCATTTCGGGTAATTCCCAAACGTGAGGACTTGTCAAATCCTGAATATTATTAAACGCTAATATTGGTAATTGGTATAAAATTTGTAAATCACCTTGATACAAAGTTAAAAACGATTGTTTAAGGTCGGCAAGTGTTGTTGGCGTTGCACCGCTTAATGGCGTTTTTGTGATTGCAGTAGGCGTATATACTTGAATACCTTGTATTTTGGCGTTTCTTAATTGCGGTTGGTCTGGAAATTGAAACCTAGTTAATGTAGAGCCACTAGGTACATTTATTTCAACTGCTTGAAATCTTTTAATACGCATATCTTTATTTTTAAAAATTTAAAAAATAGCCGTATTGACTGACGGCTGGCAGTAGCGTTTAGCTTCGCAAAAGCATATCGTTATTTAACGGTTGTAACGTTTTGTAACAAGATACCACGTTGGATAACACAAATAAAGCTGTTAGCCAAAATAGTAGCTGGCGCACCATTTGCCGTTAATTGGAAATTGATATTTGCCGCACCATTCATTACGATACCTGGCTCTACTGGATAAAATCCATTAGTGCTAGAATCCACCTGGTCTACTGGAAAAATAGTTTGAGCAGTAATACCAACACCACCTTGTGTTTGTGGCACGAAGTAATGACGTAATACGTCCCAAGCTGGTAATACTTGCGCATTATTCACTGTTAAATTTAAACTACCATTGTAGATAGCTAATAAATCAGTATCAGTTGCAGCAGTAAAAATTTGTCCATTCGGGTAAGTATATAAAGCAGCAGTTGTTGTTGTTGCCGCACCTACTCCAATTAAAACAGCGATTTCGCTAGTTACAAAAATGTCTTGTAAATTAAGACGCTTTTCGTTTACACGAACGCTTCCATTTTGAGTATCATTTACCAATACTGGTATATGATAGTTTGCAACTGACGTAGACAATGCTACTTCACTGCGTAAATATGATTGCGTTAAAACTGCTTGGTCAACGCTATATCCTAAACCACGAACCAATGATTTTGCATTTTCAAAAATCATTCTTTGTCCCATTTGACTTGCCATTGTATTAAATTTTATTTATTATTAAAAGTGTAAAAAGTTAGTATTAACAGCCTTCCTCGTCCATTCCAGCGATCGCTGGTGTCATATAGCTACTATCTACTAAACCGCTTGTATTATAAGCCGCTGCAATTTGTGGAACTTGATAACCAGCATAAGCACCGATACCATTAAGGATGCCAAATGATTGTACTAATTTAAGACCACCAGCTGCTACCATACCAGCACCAACACCAGCACCGATATTACCTTTTAAATACTTTGGTAACATAATACCAACTACAACTGGAACTGCTGCTTTTAGCTTGTCGTTCATTGTTGCTGGTAAAAATTTAGCTACTGCTCCAGCCGCTACTGCTCCAGCGATTGTGTAGATTGCGCTAGTAACTTGACTACCCATTGCACCTACTCCAGACATTCTGCGTCTGCTAGTGCGTCTTTTAGTTGCTCTTTTTCTTCTTGCCATTTTGTTTAATTTTTAATTATTGTGAAAATTGTTATTAAATATTTTTAAATTTCATATCCTAATTTATTTGTTAATTCTCGTAGTTTTTCTTCAAAACCAAACCAAGCTAACAAATTTCTATTGTTTGTATCTTCTATTAAAAAATCTTCTTTATCCCATTTATTACCAAATAAATCAGCTGGACTATTTGAACCAGTTTCATTAATTATGTCTTTTAATAAAGTATCAATTTCTTTTTTATATCTTTTATAAAATGCTAAAGTATCGCTATAATAAATTAAATCACTTACAACTCCACTTTGTAAACCATTATATAAAATATCTTTTAATAAACTTTCTAAATTATCATATCCAGTTAATTTATACTTAATCATTGAAATTATCCTTTTTTCTAATGGAGTTTTAGCTAATTGATTTAATCTTTTAAATTCTTGATTTTTATTCAATAGGTTTCCAATTCCTAATAACTTGCCTTTATCACTACGATTAGGTCTGCTTTCATAATAAACGTTACCTTCCTTATATGGGTAATTCTTACCAGTACTTATTCGTTTACCTGGTTTTTTAGCCTGGTAACGCTTGTCATAATCTGCTTTAGTTAATTTTTTCTTTGCAACTTTTTTAGGTGCCGCCTTTTTAACTACTTTACGTACTACTTTTTTAGCTACTTTTTTTGCTGCTTTCTTTTTAGGTGCGACTTTTTTCTTTACTGCTCCTACTTTTTTTCCGTATATATGTGCAAACGCTTCTTTTAAAGAAACGCCAGTTTTTTGTCTATACGCAATGGCTTGTTTAAATTTAGCTTTCGCTGTTTTTTGTGCCGCTGTCATTATTTTTTCTTTTTTAATATTAAAAATAGTCCTAGTCCAATTCCTAAATATAACAATAAACTGCTAGTGCTTTTTGTAGCATTACTTAAAATATTACTTGCTGCTTGTACTGGTGCTGGAACTTGTACTTGCTGTATTAGTTGCTTTGCTTCATTTTCATATCCACCTCTACGCAATTTATTTGCTAAATCTTCTGCCGTTATTGTACGATTAAAATAGCTATTATATGTTAAAACATCTTGAGTACCATAATTTCTAATATACTGCAAAATATTTAAGGCTTCGTTTTGTATGCTTTGTCCGTCTTTAATTATCCAGGTTATTGCACTTGTTCCTATTGGCTGACCATTTTTACTATCTAATGCCACCCAGCCTTGCCAATCATTTGGATTTGGTTTACCTCTATTAATAGCTGACATAATAAAAGGAATTGCAGCTAATACTACATCAACTATTAACGTAACTGGTGCTAATGTTCCACCAGTAGCCAAAGTAACTGCGCCAGGTGGTATTCCTATTTGTTTATTATTATACATTTATTTTTTTCTTAAAATAAAAAATAAAACAAGTCCACCAGCACCAAGTAATAATAATGTATTAGTACTAATTCCAGTACTAGGCATTTGTTGTTGTTGTTGATATTGTGGTAATGTCGGCCCTTGATAACTAGGACTAAATCCACCTGGTTGTGGAGCAAATTTACCAGCTGTATCAACTAATTTACCAAATAAATTATTCCAGTCTAATGCGCCTATTTCTTTAGATATTCCACCAATACCAGTAATACTTGCGTCCTGGATTGCTCTAGTAACTTTATTAATAGCTACCTTAAATTCTAATTCTTTACTACTGCCATAAGTTAATACACCAGCGTCTAAATATTTATCACGCATATTAACTAACTTATCCCTATACCTTTCCATTTCTTGTAATGATGCCGTTGGTTGTGTTGCCGTTCCCGACATTGCAATTAGTGCCATTTTTATTTTTTTATCTTTTATAAATACTGGTTCTTTTCTTTGGTCAAACTTGGTAAGTACGGGATCTACCCAAACTTCATTTTTTGTTCCTGGATATAATACTGCAA